ACTCTAAATTCTGCTTTTTTCTCTCCGTTATCGATAGCTATAAAATAAACTCTTTTTTAAATGATGAGTTTTGTTTTTCACTTTCATAATTATTCACCCTCACGAAAGAAAAAATTCGGTGATAGCGATGTAAGTTCATATCTGATATTTCCATATGAATAATCACAGCTAACATCATCTCTTATGACAGAATTAACGATAAAGGTTTTAACCCTAACGCCTTTATATTCACGCAAAATAACAATATCGTTTTCCTCAATCACGGGCATAAATACCGATACATCAATGCAAAGCTGATGATTTGACACAATGCAATCAAAATTTCTAGTTGTTAGATCATGATATCTAGTCATCCCATACACTCCGATAATGTTTCTGTTCCATCTCGAAAACCTCCTGACAGGAAACACAACGGGTAACACCCATAACTTTCATCCGTCGCTCTGCTGGGATTAATTCCCCACAATCTTCACATTCAAACGCAGAAACACTAACAGGGCGATTTATATGCCTTAATATTCTACGTTCTAGTATTTCATCTACATGTTGGCAAGCACGGTCGATAACATCAGACATAGTGCCACTCCTGAGCCTGACGCTCGACGTTCTCAGATTCACGTTGCAAAAGCGCTGCACTGGCCGCGTGATCCATTTTATTTTTCAGAACATGTGCAGACAACTTCGCTAAACGGAATGAAAATAAATCTGCATAATGCTTGCGTTCATCCTCCCGCACCTTTTTTATTAACTGCTCAATACCTGTAGCTTTCATTTATTAATTTCCTTGTTTTTGGTAATAAAAATCCCTGACGTGTTAGCGCCATTAAAATCAAACCGGTAATTATCTTTATTTAATTAGGCAGTGATAGATTATTCGGTAATAATGCACTCGTTGCCTTGATAAGATTTATTGCTCGTATCAAATTAGTCATTTCTTCACTGGTTAATTCATTCAATGCCAGTTCATGCCTATCAGTTGGTATACGTGCTATATAGAAAATGGCTGCTAACACGCGTTTATTATCCACATAATTTTCGCTACGTTTATCTCTCATCTCATTAATAAAGACACTTAACTCTTTATTATCAGATTTGAAATATTGTGCCCTGACTTGAGCGACTTTATTTAATCCATTAACCCGCGTTTCAAAAGATATTGAGAATGCGCGTTGTTCACTTGATTCAAATTGATATTCCGTGTTCATATAAACCTCATCGAATCAGGAACAGAATAAAATAAGCAAAAGCACATAGAACGATGGGATAGATAAATCTATCTTTTTTGGGTTTAAATGACTCACCAGTCAATTTATATTGGTGTTCTTGCTGCTCTAATGCATTCATACTAACAATACTCCAACACCTGCAACAACAGCCGAATTGAATGCAGGGTTAGAATGCAATCTTGATGAAATTGTGATACCCGCAAAAATTAATAATCTGATCGCGTTATTAACCGCCTTCTTAAACTCATCCACACGGGTATGGTTGAAATGACCTCTCGAAACAACGGCACTTGCCAGTTTTCCCACTTCAGCCGTTGCACCTAACAAATAACTCGACATATTGGAATCACAAATCTCATTCACCGGCACTGATGGTTGACACTGCAATTGCTCCAGTAATCCATCCAAAATAGATGCGTCTTGCGTTGCATCGGTTAACTTCATCAAGTCAACACAAGTCAGCATATGGGGCTGTTCAGGGTTCAGCTTGTTGCGCAGCATTTGCGGATTCATTCCGATAGCTTCCGCAATTTGAATTAAGTTTCCCCTATGAGTGTTGGCAAATGCCCGGCAAGCATGATCAAAGTGTGTATGTTTGGAAACTTGATAATCAAACATTGTTATTTACCTTTTTATTCACATAATGTGAACGTTAAGACCAAACGAGAACGATTATTGGGAAACCTAATCCTTACACCAATCCCACCAATCAATGAAAACACGCTCATTTGATTTTTTCTTAGGCTTAATTTTTAGCCTACCAGTAGCAACATAATACTTAGCTGTTCTCTTGCAAACGCCTGATAATTCACAAAATCTATCATACGTAATCCAACGTGATTGAGCTTGTATTGAATTAACAATCTGCATAGTACATATTCTCCTTTTGTGTTCCATGTTCTAAACTTTTTGTGATTGTATTACCTTGCACTTCAAAGTACTACATTGAAGTACCTTACAACCGAGATATTACGATCGCCATATAAGTACGTCAACTAAAAAAGTCCTCCTTTGGTGAAAAAATGCAACAGTACGCAAATGCAAGAGAAACGATAGATAGAATCTGTTTGGCATATAAGTTTAAATCATATAGCCAATTGGCTAATTATTTGTCGATCAGCAAGGGATCTTTAGGGAATCGTATAACAAGAGATAATTTTCCTTACGATATCGTCTTACGGTGTGCCTTAGAAACCGGAGCTTCCATTGAGTGGCTTTCATTTGGTATAGGAAACATGAACAGCACCATAGCTGAAACAGTGAAATTAACCACATTCGAGCTCGTTGATGAAAAACTCCAACAATCTAGTTCCCTCACCTTTGATAAAGACATCCTTCCTAAAAACTATGGTGATATTGAAGCAATCAAGTATGGCGAAAATATTTATTTCATTGATAGAAAACAAAAAAATACCAATGATGGAAAATGGTTAATCGAATTCTCAGGAAAATATCAATTCAAGGAATTGGAATTGATCCCCGGCAATAAAATACGTATGGATGGCGGTAAATATCCTATCGACTGCGATATAGATGATATTACTGTCCTAGGTAAAGTTATTTCTATTTATACGGCCTTATAATGTCTATCAAAAAAATTGATTCTGGTGAATGGCTCTGTGATCTACGGCCCAATGGCGTGAAGGGTAAACGTATTCGTAAGAAATTTGCAACTAAAGGCGAAGCTATTGCTTATGAGCGTTATATCTTGGGTGAAATGGAAGATAAACCCTGGATAGCAGAGAAAGAAGATAACAGAAAACTATCTGAGTTAATTTCACTCTGGCATTCACTCTATGGCCGAACACTAGCAGACCCCGCCAGATTACTGTCAAAACTGACGGCCATCTGTAATGGGCTAGGTGATCCTACTGCTAATCAGCTTACTGCCGCTGACTTTAGTAAATACAGAGAACAACGGTTAATGGGTTTATTACCTGACTCAAAAGGTAGAATCATGGCAGTGAAGCCAATCACAGTAAACCTTGAACACCGTAATTTATCGTCTGTTTTTGGTACTCTAAAAAAACTTGGGCATATTAACTATCCTAACCCATTATCAGGTTTGCCAACATTCAAGATTCAAGAAAATGAACTGGCCTTTTTATATCCTGATGAAATTATCCATTTACTGGATGCCTGCAAGGAATCCAAAAGTAAAGACTTACTTTTAATTACCAAAATCTGTTTAGCTACAGGTGCCCGCTGGAGCGAAGCGGAAGAATTAGAAGGTAATCAAGTAACCCCGCATCGAATTACATTTATCAAAACTAAAGGCAAACGTAACAGAACCGTACCTATTTCCGAATCACTATATAATCGGATTCCCAAGAAACGAGGTAAATTATTTACCCCATGCCGCAAATCTTTTGAACGGGCGGTAAAACGTGCTGGAATTGACTTGCCAGAAGGCCAATGTACTCACGTTCTACGGCACACATTCGCCAGCCATTTTATGATGAACGGAGGCAACATATTAGTATTACAACGAATTCTAGGCCATACAGACATCAAGATGACTATGATCTATGCACACTTCTCCCCTGATCATTTAGAAGACGCAATAACAAAGAACCCTCTCACACAGTTGGAGTTAGAGAACCAATAAGATCCATATTGTGTCCACTCAGTTCAAAAACCAGTGTTCTACATTGTTCCTTATTTCACTGTAATACATTGAAAAATAAAATAATTATATGTTTTATATATATCTCTAGGAAACTGTAGGAATTTCGGACGCGGGTTCAACTCCCGCCAGCTCCACCAATTTAGCAGGGACAGTGACAGGACAATAGCTTTAAAAACAGTGAGTTAGCAAAGTTGATTGGACACTGACCGGACAATGAAAGGACACAAAAGGATACGCAAAGGAGCCGCGAAGCTTTTGGAAAAACCAACCATAATTAGGTTAGTTTTTTTATGCCCGTGGCAACCAACCAACTCCTCACAGTCAGGTGTTAATACTATACTCATTAAAAGGGCCAACACCTCTCTTATAATGCGTAGTACAAAATAAAATGCCTCATCAGATCCCTGCCTCATGGGGCATTATTTATAAATCCAGCACCTGATACCACCAGCTTTTGATGCACACATGTAAATCAACTTCATATAACAATCGCCTTAGTGATCAATATTTCTGGTGTGACATATCCTAATGTTCATGGAGTCTTGTTTATGTCACTTAAGCGGTCATTTTATTTACCAATGTCACCCTATCGGCGAAATGGCTATACTATGATGTGTCGATAAACAGTTTATATTTGTGGAGTAATTTTGAAACGTATACCGCCAGAATTGTTTAAGTCTGAAATGAAACGAAAAGGCTGGACGCGCCGCGAACTGGCTATACGGTGGGGCAAATCAGAAACATGGATCAGCAAAATAGTGAATAATATAGAACGGGATCAACACTGGAATGATGCCCTCAATGGACTACCTGAAAACGAAAATCCCAGGTAAACTATAGGTCACATTTTTATTGCAGAAAGGTGACCTATAGTTCATAATTCAACATTGAGAGACTATTTTCACTGACGCAGAGCTACCGGGCGGGCACCCGATAACTCTGCTTACCACAACTAACTATATGAGGTAGTTAATTATGGCTAAACGCGATAATAAAACAATTCAGCGAATTTCCCAAGCCGAACGTTTTGGCAAAGTAGCTAAAAACGGCATTTCTTTAAAAGGAAAATGGTTACAGGAGGCGGGATTTACCTTCGGAATACCACTAAAGATCCGGGTGATGCCGGACTGTATTGTTATTACCGCCCAGAACACCCAGGAACTCTGGCAATGCCTGGAAGGACTGAGTATTGAGCCATTTAACCCCAATGCTGCTATTGACTGGATTAAGTATTATCCTGGTGGGTTGATGATTATCTAATAGACTAAAGCATAAATGGACTACACCTTTAAATGTTGGATGGTTATCCAACATTTAAAGGACGATTCAATCAGAGTAGTGCAGAAAAACCATATTTGATTAAACTTATCTAACTATTGGGGGTCGGTTCAATTGGCCCTGATTCCGTTATTCTAAGGGTTTTTCGGGCCAGTTAATATCTGACGCTGAATTAACATCAACGCGGTTCAATAATACTCTATATTTTTTTAACTCTGTTAACAGCGATTTTTCCTCATCACTCGACATCCCCAAATCTACAGCATCTTGTAACGGAGCGATCTGTTTACTTACAGTGAGCATAAATTGCTGTTTCTTATGTTTTGCTTGCTGCTGCTGTTCCCGTCTGAGCTTTATTTTATCACTTTCTGATATTATCCACTTTTCACTATCCCATTTGTGACAAACAGATGGCGCTTGTTTTGTAAGAATTGGATAACCGTCTTTATCACTGACGATAGCAAAACCGCATGATTGACCGTCAAGTAATTCATTGTGTTTTTCTGCTGTTATTTCAACACACTCTTCATGAGCTTCATTATAAAAAGCATATTCTTTTCTGGAAAAATAGACCATTTATACCCCCCAAAATAATATATGTACAACTTTGCCTGGATTCTCATCATTGTTGGGAGTACCTGCTTGATATTCAAATGTCGATAGTGTTGCATTACGTACTAATGTGTGACCAGTTGATGTATTGATACTTGACATGCTTGCAATATAGCCAAAAAGCTTATTTTTAAAAGAAATTGGATAATTTACCTTTATCCATGATTGTTGAGCTGATGGGACTTTAACCCATTGAATAATTACCCCCGTATCTCCACATTGCCACCAGCCATTTTCGGATTTTATAGCTGTATTTTGTAATGCAAGAGTACCACTTTTCTCAGGCGTTAATATATTGTAACGCCGCTGATTTTTGGGATCGTCAGAATAGATATGCAACAATTTCCCTTCAGAACCGTTAATTCCCAATACATACCCATCTTTCGATTTGAAACACAATTTAGGAAAAGGAGTTTTACTGTCAATCAGTAAACTGCCAACAGTTGCGGTTTTATTGCTAGAAATGCGCAAGAAAGTATTATCGCTCTCAGATTTAGCATAACTTCCCACATCTTCAGCATTCAAACTAATATCCCCAGCCAACGGCTTCCCGTTAATTTTCCGACTACTCGGCACGGCACTTTTCGCCAATTCTACCGTTTCCGATAAACCGATATTTTTTACAAATTCAGTTTTATTGAAGATGTCAGCGCCATTTTGATTTTTAGCGAGTTTACTATTTGCATTATCATTTACATCGGAAGCAAGTTTATGAGTTGCTGCAAGTATATTACTGTTGCCTGTCTTATCAGTAAGCTGAATAATTCCTTTTTGGGCTAATGTGGCATCGGGAATAAAATCTTGAGTTGCAAGCTCTCCCAGTCCTAAATTATTACGCGCTGTCGCTTTGTTATTAATATCAGATAAGTTATTGGCTTTCTGTAGAAATAACCCCGTTAGGATCTGCTAACAGATTTTTCCAACCGGAAGCTGATGTACTATCCGGATCTGTATTGTTATCTTCTACCCCATTCCACCAAATTTTACTTCCATCATCACTGGCAACAATAGCCCCTTTAGGATAACCATCAATGGCAGCGCTAAAATCAGTATCATACGAATACAGGCCACCAGACATTGAGTAACGTATTGCGGTAGTAATATCATTCAATATCCCGTTCATATCCTTGCCAGATGGAGGAATTCCACCAGCAGATATTGCTGTCATCGTTAACAGAGGAAAACCGCTCTGATACGTAGCTATGCCTTTCGCCAGACTGTTTTCAGTAGACTTTGTCGCAATTTCGTTATAGTTTCCATCTTTTGCGAACGGAACAGTAATAAGAGTAGGTTTTTCAGTTAATTTCATTTTTCGGTATCCTTTCGACAATAGAGACGCTGACACTGGCTGGATACGGTAGTGCTCCCGATGTTTGAACAATTGCTAATTCTGCTGTTGATAGCTGAAATTCAAATACATAACTCATCTTCATATTTCCATCATCAGTGATATATGCACGTCCGCTATCGCTAAACATATAAACAAGCATTCTGTTGATGTTTGGTATAGTGCAATCAGATATATTTGACATGGCTTTCATCATAATCAGCTTTCGATACATCTGATCTGATAGTTCAATAGTTTTTGTTTTTGACTCCCCGGCATAAAATGGTGCTTGGTCAAATGGATTTGGATCTATTGTTGTCAAAACATTCAGTAAAGCTTCACCAAAACCTATATATTTTGCATTTTCATTAACAGTCAGCCGCCTGCTGACATTCACTATTTTTCCCCACACATCCAGCCCGTAAGTATTTGCTGTGTCAATATTCCAAATCAGATCGTAAAATGTATTAATAAATTCAGTAGAGGAAACAGCAGCATTGAAACTTCGAATAAGTGAGTTGAGTTTTGGGCTAGCGGCATACTGAGCAAGAATAGTTGCTTCCACATTTTCCATTTATGAACCTACTAATTTCACGGATATATTATCAGTGTCAAGCGTTGGGATTTCATCAATACCAAAACTAATTGATGTTGAATAAGTAGTACCGTCACGGCTAAGTGTAATGCTGTAAATATCAACACTCGATGTATCTATGTTATAAACACCTGAATAATACCTACCAGCAAATAATGTAGATGCTATTCTTGCTCGTGTTCCACCATCTTCTCCGTTAAATGCTTGCGCTATAGCTGATTTAACTTGTGTTTCAATATCGGCAGGAAGGTAATCGCTATCAGCAAGTGAGACATCAACATAAACACGAATGGATGTTGGTATCACATATTTAATTTCATATTCGGGATAAGGCTGAACATAGTTTTCATCATCCACAATTTAGTGAGTTGTATTTCCGTTCGTAGGAATACCTGGAGGCTTTTTCTTCCAGATTGCTCTAGCGACATCCTCAGTCTTTCCCCCATACACAGTAATATAAATAGAGTTCGGCGCTATTCTGTATTTTGATACCCCGACTGTTTTTACTACCGAAGTATCATTTGAAATAACATATGCGTCTGCCGCGCCATTTACTTCTAATACTGCCGCATAAATGGCATGTAATGAGTTTGTCGCATTTTTAGCAACAGATTGTCTTCGACGGTATTCAAAGTTAGATCAGGTTTCCTCATCTGTGCCAGGCACACCAGCACTCGCATTACTGATACCAGACCAGCCGGGCACCGAGCTATAAATCGTGTTCAAGTCATCAATTTGGCATGCTAACGGCCCTGTTGTTGAGTTTTGGAAAACAACATCAACAGAGCCGCTGTCCGGGATCTTGGCCTCTGTTATTGAATGATATAGATACCCTTTTTTATCTTGAGCAATACTACCAATTGGAATAACTGTATTAACTAATCCAATACATGTTGCTGTTACCGTTGTTCCCGATGCTGGAATTCGATCTAAAAAATAAATTCGTCCGATAGCATCTTGAAAACGTCCGGTTGCATAATCCGGGTTAATTTGATTGACGATAGCAAGTAACTGATCGTTCTTGTCAGCAATGATAGCCGCATCACTCATTGCTATTTGACCTTGCGGTGTTGTTAAGCTGATACTCATTGCACCACCCATTGCTGTAGCCAAATCATTTAGCTACCCATTTAAAATATCAACTTCGTCGGGCACAGTTAGACCCGTCTTTGTAAAAGTTACACTTGGAACACTTGTTGTCAGTACTACAGAGTTAGTCATCAGAAATTTACCACCACTGATTGATTATTTGTGTCCGTTATTGTCATCGTACCCACAATAGTTCTTTCGTCCCCGCTTATAACTTCACAAATGGCAGACTGAACATAAGGTAACTTCATTGCTTCTTGTTGCATTTTGCTGTTAATTAATTGAATTCCGGGCCAATGACCAAGAATGCGCTGATAATAAGGAATACCTAATGTTATGTCGTACCAACACTCTCCCAAATATGTACTACAGGCACAAGCGACAGCCTGCGCTACAGAATAGGGATTATCAGTAATGGCGATATTTCCAGAATCATCTAATATCAAATCCCATGATTTGATATCAAGAAGAAATGAGCGAGTTTGCATTTTCGATCCTTATAGAAATAAAAAAACCGCAATTAAGCGGTGTAGATATGAAAAAACCCGCACTGTAGGCGGGTTTATTGATTACTACTCAAAAAATTTTAGGCGGCTTGGCGATGATTCTTACGCTTTCCTTGAAGCTCAACTTTTGGCTTATGCTCAAACATTTTTGGGGCAGCTTTTATCAACAAGTCAATAGCTCCACCCACAGCAGTATACACCTGCTGCGTATCAAATTTTTTGATATCTTTAATGGCTGCTTTCTGCTTTGACATAATGACTCCTAAGAGATTTTCTCTCCAATAGCTCCGAGCCCATAAGGGGTATTCACATTAACAAAGTTTTTTCTTGCACAAAAAACAAACTAATACTTGTTGGTTTCCGTATGCTATCACTATAAGCTCTAGTGTCTAGTCTTTTTTTCATCAATCTTTGATTGTCCTGAATATTGTTTCAAACGTATCAATATCAGCCTCCATAATGTAACCACACTTAATCATGTTAAATCCATAGGAAACGTAATAGGAGATTACTTCTTCAACAGGCTCAATGATCCGGATATATTTACCCTGTGTAGATTTACAAAACATGTAAGCAGCCATCAGGGTAAGTTGAAACATTTTCCCATTTAAAGGGTGTTCTGCGTCAGCACGATAGAAGTTCTCTATCATATGAATCTCAAAACTTTCCTCATCAATGGAATACGTACATAAAGCTAGCCCAGAAGGAGGCCCTTGCACATTCCCACATTCTACCAGCTTTAAGCAAAATTCAAATTTATCTTCTCTGTTTCCTATCCTAGACAAACATTCATCCCAATTTAGTTCGCCGTATCCGCGAGAAAGGATTCTATAATCATCATCAGAGATATCCCCTACAGCAAGGTTAAGCTTAAGCTCATCAACAATAATCTGCATGCTATTTCTTACCACATGCCCGATCTGCTCAAGATTAAACATTCTTTATATCTCTCATTTTTAATTAGTTGATGTATCTTACAGCTTTTTGTGATTATTTCATATGCTATTTAACTCTTCTTGTCATTAAAATGTGCACTATTTAACAATGACAAGTGAGTTAACAATTAACCCTAAGCCAAGAATAGCTATATCCACCAGTATGACTAAGGTTTATAATTTACTGTTCTCTATTAATCTATGGTATGTGATTAAGTCTGGACTCTCTGAGTTAGTACCAAGAGGCAATTTACCTTATTTTATTCTCTAAACTTCAGCTAGAATAAATAATGTTGGCTCAATGTGATTAATTTTATAGTACAGAACAACTGCTTCTATCTCTTTATCAGTCAAAAGAAGCTCTTTTCCTAGTCGCACATACCATAACCTTTTCCAATTTCACAGTTCAGCATAATATTGTGACCTGTTGAAGCAATGACCGAGAAAAATAAGAATCTACCTAGGTATCACAAAGATTTCTTCATTTCTACATATTTATCATCCTTATTTACAGCTTTAACTATCTTACTCCACTTCTCATTCTCTTCTTTTTTTCTTGTATCACGCGCGGTTCACGTCTCAGTTTGGTAAAATTTATAATAATAAATCCAGATAAAAACAATGCTGTGTAAACTGTGATTAATAATTTTTTTTCTCACCACCTTCACTCCGGCTTGTTGGTTTTTGAACCTCCAGATTCTACACCACCATGAACGTGCGATGAAAGTTTAATACCATCTCCTGTAATTTCACCCTTCACTGTTACGGTTCCACCGAATGTTGCATTTCCACCGTTACCGCCACCACCTTGAATAACCGCACCATTTAATATAATAGATGGTGAGTTTATTGTGATTGAATTTGATGAAGTAATTTCCGTTGTCGGTGCGACTACGTTAATTTTATTCGGTGAGACAATATTTATCTGATTATCTACGAATTCAACATATTGTTGTGGTTCTGCGTTTAAAACTCCACCCAGATAAATTGCGTCTGAATAATTGTGTGTTCTTTTTGAACCTGGCAATGCCGGTGCTTTTGTTGCTCTGACGCTACCTGATATCACGATCACAGATAGCAATTAGACCAATATCACCAATCACTGGATTCATAATGACAGCACTGTTACCACGCTGGAGGCGAAATATTGGAACATTATAGATTATTCCATTCTCGATTTTTCTCCCGGTTCCCGTCATATTATGCACCATCGGCTTGACATCTACGGTTTTCCCATTCGATTTAATGATAAGACCCAAAGTGATAAAAACATGCTGACTGAGAAATTGCCTCATAACAAAATCAAGGGTATTCGCCTCACTACAAAAATCAGCTGGCTTTGTTGTTAATTTTGGCATTGTTTTCACCCTCCTCTTTTACTGGAGTGCTGTTAAATGATGTGTGCCACTGACCACCACCAAGCCAGGATGTGAGATAGTGCTCCACCCCTGTTATCAGATAAGTGCCGCTAGCATTCGGTAAAGAGGTTTCTATTTGTATCTTACGACCTAAAATAATTTCATTACTGAAAAGAATAGTTGCTGTTATTCCCACGCCAGTAAATATGGGATAGCCAATCAACCCATATTTGGGAGACGTAAATAACAATTTTTCAACTTTCGGTTGACCATGCGGCCAAATAGTCACTTTATCAATCCCGAAGTCAGTATCTATATCTAACGCATTTGCGGCTTGCTGGATTTGATTAACAACATTTCCAGTAAAATTAGGATTTGAGATAACACCTTTGGCGCCATAATTTTCAACCGTTAGATCGGCTTTTTTAGCCATTGCAGTAATAATATCGACAATATCCACATCTCCCGATGCAGTGAACGGTTCAACTTCCTTTGCTCTTAGGCCAAACATCACACTGGCTGTTATCGTCAGGGGAGTATCGGGTAGCACCCAACAATACCAGCGCACGAGCGATCTCTACCGATTTGCCACCACCACGCCCGCCATACGTCCAACGCCAGCGAACAGAACCTAATGTTCGGTCATATAAAACTTCTGTCGCCCAGTCACTACTAAAAGCGTACAGAACACCATCTATGATGACTGGGCTACCTGTTTTCCCTCGCGCAGTTTCTCCATGTGAGAAGCCCAGACATCAGCCGGACAATTGGCAGGAGTGACAATGCAGACCTTGCCGTAACTCAAGCCAGCAAGATCAACATTAACTTCTGTCTTATTGCTGCTCATGTCGATACCGGTAAGTTGCGCAGCGTTCTTAATGTTCGGCGCAACCTGTCCAAATTTCTTATCAGCCAGCGCTTCCTTCCCTGCACGAAACGACAATTCAGCTAAATGTCCAGCATTGAATGAAACAAATAACGCCGCTTCGTTTCTCAGTTCTCGAATGCGGGCTTTTATTTCAGATCTGCGTATCAATATGGATGATTGAGAATCAGCGCGAGCCGGAGAATAACCCGCGCATATTGCCGCCTCTTTCATCAGCATACCCGCAGCTATGTTCTGAGCAAACTGTTCGTATTGCGGCTTTAGAATCCCTGCGGTTCCCTGCGAACTTTTCAGACTCCAAGATATTACTGGTACTACTTGCTACCTGACTTTGCGCCTGGTTCGCATCAGGTTCGCACTGCGTACTTTCAACAATAGTGCGAACCCATTCCTCAGTCTTTGCCCTCTTGCGGATTGCAGCATCACTAATACCGTACTTTTTGGCAATCTCTCTGATTGAGATGAGGCCGGAACGGTAATCGCGCTCTATTCCCTCCCAGTCAGTATTTTTTGCCATTTCATTTCCTTTAGACATAAAAAAGGCCGCCTAAGCAACCGGGTGGAATTTATTTAGCTATTGGCGGGTTGATAACACTAATTCATTCATTAAACACAAATCGTTTTGAGGAAAGACTATCCAAGGCATCAATGACATCATCTTGTTTGGCATTCCCTTTTATATAATTATCAACAAGTGCAATAACATTTTCCTATTCCTTGACCACTTCAGTTCCATCAAAAAAATGCTCACAGTAAATCCAACACCCATGCGCATTGGTCATCGACCTTGTTAAAACTTCAAACTGGTTTGATAGTTCTATAGCATCTAAGTGTTTACTTCTTTCGGCTTCACCTGCGGTTAATATTTTCTTCCCAAAACTTGCTTTAGACATATCAAACCAATCAGGCATATATATGATGCTGTCTATCACTTGTATAAGTGCTTTTTTAAAATCCATTTTCACCTTTACTTTTTCCTGCTTTTTCCACGTAGTTAACGCTTTCTTTGCGTAAATAACTGCACAGAGCGTCATCAAACCAGAGAACCACGTCCCTAGCATCGCATAAAAAGCCCACCTGGCCGAATCCTGCGCTGCAATCATTGCCTCATAAGAAATAAGATCTGTATCCATATTCACCTCATCATATAAATGAGATGATTATCTAATTTACTGTTAACTCTATCAACGCCTCTCGTAAATGGCGTTTATAAAGTTAAATGATTTGTCCTAAGGAAACTATGTCATGGTTAATACAAACAGACTGCGATAACCTGCGCCGAATTGTTTCCGAATTGGAAATAGTTAGATTCAGAGTTTCCTGCTAAAAAGTCGGCATCTGTCCACTGGGCGCTCATAGCTAAATCACTACTATCGAGCACTCTGTCAGTAGAATGCTCTGAGTTAGTTACTATTCTTCATTGGTTAGCAACTATAGAGGAAATCCCTATTGTTGATTTAAATCGTTGATTTCAAGGAGCTCTATAACATGCAGATATAAAAACCACCAGCGTTAACTGATGGCTATTTGGAATCCTTCAATGGCAGAATCATTAAATTCTGTTAGTGCTAGCTACTACATTTAAGCTTAACACTCAAAAATGTATAATCATCAATAATATCTTTTTCAATCCGGCGCCTTAAGCTTGCGGAAAATGCCGATGGTAACGACATTGTCCTTTCTGAAAATTGAGGTCTTAACTCCCAATGCCTATATGCCCCATCTGACATCAAGGATAAAATTACATTATCACCATCACTTATTTCATTAATGTCTTTAACTATCACATCAAAATTTAGTGTAATATCATTAGATAAGGCTGATGTAAGAATAGTAGACAGTCTTTCTTTGTGGTTTCTTAGGTTTCTCATACTATGCTCCCCAGAGTCTAAAAGCTCTTGGTACTTAGTATGGTCTTTAGTTAATTGAACTAATTTATTTTTATTTTTAAAGTAAAGTCGGCAGTCGCCTACATGCCCTATATAAACCTTTAAATCAACTATATGGACGATTGTTAACGTGGTAGCAACACTAAAATCAAACTCATCTATCGCTTGCTTAGCCCATGAAAATGCTTTCTCGATGCTAAAATCTGGCTCTATCAACGCTTTTTGAATTGCTTGTATTGCGCATTTTGACGCTAAATCAGCTTGCTCAGTTGAACCCACTCCATCTGCTACTGCAAAGACGATATTTGAATCACTATCGATAGTTGGAGGTAAGAAATAATCTTCATTTACAACTTTACCGTTTGCAGCATCGCTAAAGCAGGACATGTCAACTATTCTATTCATGGCGTTACCTCCATAGCTTTGCAAAAATCAATTAATAATTCATCTGCGTCAGCATATCTATCTTCAAGCCAATGCGCCCTGCATTTTGAGATGATTTTTTTTAATTTATGAGTGAGGTTTTTTGAATATATGTCACTAATGACACGACCTATAGCATAAATATCAGATTGCTTAGAAAACAGCCCGCTCTCTGTTATTTCAGGAGCCCTGTAACCATCAGTTCCCATTCCATTTGGTTGAAATTTTGTTTTTACCTCAGCTCTGACATGATTTAAGTCTTTCACTAGTCCAAAGTCGCTGATTTTGTATCTTCCATCGCTGTATTTCAGAATGTTGGCTGACTTCAGATCACGATGAACATAATTATTGTCGTGTATAGTTTTAACGCCCTTAATTATCTGCCGCACCGCCATAATTTTTTCGTCCGCAGACATTCCACCTTCCATAGCTTCCAATAAATTGGCTTCAGCCTTCTCCATGATGAAATAAGGCTTATCTCCTACTGTACTAAAAAGCACTATAGGAGCTATAGAGTCGTAATTAATTGAATTTAATATATATTGTGTTTTAATTTCAACCAGAAATCGTTCTCTTAAATCAGCAATTTCCTTTATGGCTGTTTTATTATTTTCAGGTGAAGGTGAAAAATATTTTCGTGCATACTTTCGCGAATGAGTCTTCCTTAAATTGTACACATTAACTTCATACACTTCACCGAAACCACCACGCCCGAGACTCTTTAGATCCTCAATAAAATAATTACCACATCGATCCACACTAAGTCCTCTGATAAGAAGCTACGGAATTATAAGAGTCATTCTCATCCTGAACTATAACTAATCAGGAAAAATAATATTTACAAATTCTGACCTTATCATACTAGCCTTAGTGGATGTGGAAAATAATTAATTGATTTTTCAATATTTCATTTCGTCACCTTAAACATTCAGTCTTCACATAACCCTGCAAATAGCTTAATTTTGCCCGGTCGTTGATGATGCTTGCCCGGATATCGAGAACAGTTGATCCAGCCTCTCCAGTGAGTTCGACGGCGGTTGCATCGCCCAAGCTGCCGGAGGCAGTGGTTGCAGACACGGGACAGGTGGCCGCGATGTGCAACCGACGACGACCAGCGGCAACATCATCACGCAGAACATCATTTTCAGATTTAGCATTAGCAAGTTCCTTCGTATGTTTCACATCCAACTCGTTCAACATCGTGATGTGAGAGTTCTGATAGTCGATAATGTCTGTGAGTTGCTGAATGTCTTCTTGCTGCTGCTTTGTAACACGTTGCTCTTTCTGTAACTCAGAGTGATAATAATACGCTGTCAATGAAATAAGGATCAACGCTAGTATCGTGTAGTAATGAAAGCTAAATTTCATAGCAACAACGCCCCAGAAACCAGTCCCATCCATCTTTACCTATCAAAGTAAAAACAAAACCAAACAGAAACAATCTTCCGGCCAACGAATGTCTATTCATCCAACCCCCAGCAAGTTAATTCCGATTCCTGGACGCGTCGCTCAACCTGACCATAACAGCCGTTTGCCTGCCCTTTGGTTTGTCGGCAATCTCGACCATCGTCAAATACCCAGCGCTTTATCTCAGCACAAGCGCCTTTCTTATCTCCGGCATTCAGCTTTCGATAAAACGTGGAAGAGAAGCATTTCGATGGGCCAATGTTATACGGGCAAAAGCTGGCAATACCTGCTATCTGAGGTTCAGTTAATGGCACCCGCACATTGCGTTTTACCCATGCGATGGACTGCTTTGCTTCTTGTGCATTGAGGTCACGGCACTGATTCGGTATTAACCTCATCCCTTGACGAATAGGAGCTCCATCAATCCGAGTCACACCTCGGCAGATTGTCCAGACTCCACCCGCATCCTGATACGTTGATAGCCGGTTACCCTCTTTCTCGTCCAAAAATTGAGACAGTATCGCCATAGCACCTGCACCAGAGAGAACCAGACCGATAACCGCAGCACTTAACTTACTGGTCTTTGTCATTGCGGCTAAACTCCCGATGCTTGTAGTACCAGTTGACCCCAAAGGTACCAACAGTGCAGATAATGCCAATAATGATGGCCCAGTCGTTCAGCGACAGAGCGCCAAGCATTGCTGTAAATGCGCCCCAAGTGTATGCAATGGGGCTGGTGTATTTGTCCATACGCATACTTCCATCCCACTGATGGAGTGATCATTTAGTTAATTTAATTATTTGGGCTGATTTGCCCGGTATTGATTTAAAAGACTTAATAAGTATCAGACTTCACTGTATTAAGAGAAGAACGTATACTTGCAACAAATTTGAATTACCTGACATACACATTTTTATGAGCTTAATTTACATACGACTATATATTAATAAAATTGTTGTTCGCAACGTCAGCACTGGTAAAGAAGTCTCTGGTACCCCCAACACTCCCTTTACTACATCTCGTTTATTACTAGGGCAAATGATACCTGCAATGTTTTTGCTTAAAAAACTAATAAAAAAAGTGAGGAAAAATACTTGGTATAACTTTTTTTTATCAAACCATCATGTGATTATTCAGCCGATGGAAATGAATGAAGGTGGACACAGTCAAGTTGAATTCAGAGCTTATATAGATCTCGCTAAGAGCATTACTTCAAGTCAAAACGTTAATCTCTGTTCACCGAGATTACTACCACTTTCTGACGATGAAATCCGCCAAATACTATCCAACAATTCATTATTTCTCCATAACAACTAATGAGAGAAACTCAAATAACCCCTCACCGCAGCGAGGTAGTTATTCATATCATCGCCCCAATTTCCTGCTTGGTTTGATTAAAGTATTCTTCTTCTAATTCTACACCCAAGACACGACGATTCAGCTTTAGTGCTGCTTTTAGTGTTGCGCCCGATCCCATAAAGAAATCTGCCACTAGATCTCCTTCTCGGCTGCTAGACTGGATAATATGTGCCATCAAATCGGCGGGCTTTTCACAAGGGTGTTTGCCAGGGTAATACTGAACAGAGGGAAACATCCATACATCGGTATAGGGAACATCAACAGTTACAGAAAACGGGCGACGCAGCAGCCCATATTCCCGACTCAATTCTTCATACTGGCGTGATAAAGTAAGATGAGATTCTACTAACTCATGATACAACCTGTTTAATTCTCCGTTCTGGTGTTTTTCTCTGGCTATCCGAGCGAACAGTACTCGCAGCTTTTGGTAATCCACTTCATTGGGTAATTGCCACTGGCTATCACTGAACCAATGACTGGCCATCTGTTTTCCCGTAGCAGCGTTAATTTCTTTTGCTGTAACACCCAACGCCTTTCGTGCATCGCGAAAATAGTCCACAAGAGGTTTAAAGACATATTGCTTAAGTTCGCGGCATTTGTGGAAATATCCATCACCTTTAGGTTGATAAGGCCCCTGATAATGTTCAGCAAATATGATCCGTTCCGTGGAAGGGAAATAAGCCCTTAAACTTTCTTTATTCTGCCTGCGCCACGGACCAGAAGGTTTTGCCCAGATAATGTGGTTAAGCACATTGAACCGTTCACGAACAAGGATTTCCGTATCAGACGCCAGACGCGAACCACAAAACATATACAAACTGCCGTTGGGTTTCAGCACACGCCAGAATTCAGTCAGTACTTCATCCAGCCATGCAAGATAAACCATTACATCCTCCCATTGTCTGTCCCAACCACACTCTTTCACCCGAAAATATGGTGGGTCAGTGGCTATCAAATCTATGCAGCTGTCTGGTAACGTTTTGATAAATCGTAGAGAGTCGTCATTAATTAATGTGATACCACTTAAATTCACAATATTTTCCATAAATCGATACTGGCTTACTCTCTGGTCAGCACAGAACAGGCAAATGGCTAGCGTCGTCAACTCCACCAGCCGTCCATTTCACCGCTTAAGAAGTTTACCCCATCAGGGGCAACGCTTGAAAAAGGTGTCGTTGTCCCGGCTTTCCATCAAGCCAGCCAGACAAAATTGAGTTAAAAGTAATTGGCAACGCGGTGTTGATAGCCCCGTCAGAGTTGAAACATCGGGAATAGAAACCCAATCATACATTGGTACTGTTTCTAAAACACATGAGGCTATTGTTGTCATATCTTCATGTTTTAGCATGATAATTTAAACCTTTGGTCAGTTAATGTGCATAGACACACATGTAACTCTGACCGATGACAACAGCAAGTCTTATCTGGATTTCAGGATCGAGTAGGAGGCAGGCTTTGACCCGCCGTCCTCTCACACCACCGTACGTACGGTTCCGTATACGGCGGTTCAGGTTATACGTTTGAGCCGTTGTATCGTGTCCGCGACTGATACCAGTCCCGCTTTATTCCACCGCCTTTTTGGCAGCGCCTGATTCATATGAGATGCCCCTGCATTCCACCACGCTCCGCGACCGTTCCACGCCGATTTACAGGCCCGGGACTCCGCTATGCCCAGTTGCATCAGTTTTCTCGCCCTCGCTGAGGGGGATTTCCACTGCCGCCACAGTATGCAGTATGCA